CTTTGCTCTGATTGGCTAGTTCAAGCAGTTTCTTCACATCTGATCGCAATTCAGACACATCTTTCTGGAGTTGCCTAACCTCGGCCTCCAGTTGTCCAAACTCACGGGCATCAATCTCAGACATTTACCACCTCTTTGCGTGGACGACCAAGTTTCTTCCTTGGAGGTACAGGCGCACTGAAAGCAGTATCGGTTCTGACTTGATCTGGAGCAACTAAGGGTTTTTCCTCATTAGTCACTTCATCAACCAAAACATAGTCAGGATGACCTCTCATGCTATCAATGTCATGCTGAAGCGTAAAAGTTACGGTCTGACCGCTTTTAACACAGCGAAATGTTGCCATTTGAACCTCAGATATGAAAAAAAGGGGGTTATTAGCCCCCTTATTTGCCTAATTAGGCGACTTGACGACCAATCACCATTCGCAGGGTGCTGGAAGCCAAGTTAACCGAACCACCAGTCTCGTTCTGGAAACGGATAGAGACAGTATTGGCAGCACTGACATAAGCAGTCACAACCAAACCAGCCACATCCACAGCCAGAGAAACACTGATCACTTGGTCGCCCAGAGCAACGCCAGGGACAGCCACAGTATCGGTATCGCCAGCGCCATCAGCCAGATCATCGGCATCCAGAGTAGCACGAACCACCCAAGTATCCGAATACAAGCCACGGAACTGATCGTTACCTTGACGAACAACCACAGAACTTGCGTTTGCCATTTTCTATTCCTTCCAATTACAGGTTAAAAAAAGACCACCCCCCTCTTGTGAAGGGGGATGGCAACTGCAATTAGGCAGGAACAGCCAGGGCAACAGCGCTGGACGACAGAGCCGCACCAGTGGTTGCCGCAGTACGCAGAGCCTTCACGCCGTACAGGGTATCAGCAGTGAACAGGGTACCGAGGTATTCCTGCTTGTACTGGGTTTGCGAACGGATGCCCATCTGCTCAACCAGAACCATCGAGTCACGATGACCCATCAAGCAGATACGGTCAGCACCGCTGTTACCAGCGCCATAGTCGGCATTGCTGGAAACAAACACGGGGATGCCGTACAGGTTGCCGATTTCACCGTTGCGGATGGCGTTGCCGTCACCAACAAAGGCTTGCTCGGTGTAGCGGGCCAGACCCATCAGGGTGTTGCGGCTCGACGGGGGGATGATGAAGAAACGACCGTCCATCGGGGTGTCGTTGTCGTCCAGACGTTGAATGGTGCGACGGATCGCAGCATCGGTCAGGGCGGCAGCGTTGGAGGTGGACGAGTTGTAAGCAGTCGTACCATCCGAGCCAATGTAAGCCTTGGTAGAGGCGGCAGAGGTCGCATAGTCGTTCGTGCCGATGGTAGCGCCGTTGAAAGCACGACCCAGTTGGATCAGGTCGGTGTCGATCTGACGGGCCAGAGCGTAACCAGCATCTTCCGTATAGAAAGAACGCAGGCTAGAGAGGGCTTGCACTTCAACGATGTCTTCGATCAGGCGGCTGTACTCGTAGTGCTTGTCGATAGAGACTTGCACTTCGGTTTCGGTCGCAGCAATCAAGGTCACAGCGTTGGTAGCGCCTTTGGCAGAAGCAGAACCACGGGTGGGGGCGGGAATGTGAACGGTGTCACCTTTCTTGCCCTTGAAGTTCATGCGCTTAACGAGGTTCGCCAGAACAAGGTTTTTCTTGTAGGCGGCAACAATCTCATCACTCCAAATCTCAGGAATGAACGTTGCTGCGGTAGTGGTCGTTACACTATTTGCGGGGGAAAATGCGGTTGCCATGTTTCAATCTCCAAAAAAAGTTACTTCACTCTCCCTTCGGCATAGGCAGTCATGATTTCATCACTCAATGCCTCATAGCGTCCGGGGTCTGTCATCTTCAGCCGAATCAGGTCGGCCCTGCGGTAGATGCGCTTCGTAGATTCACCAGTTCCACCAGTGTCAACTCCTGCCGCCTTCAGGTTCTGCTTCCTGAGTTGCTCTCCAGCATTCTCAGTCTGCTTGGCCTTCACGCCACGAATTGCCTTGTAGGTAGACAACAGTTCATTAGCCGATTCAAAGTCATATTCAGCATCAGCCTTGGCAAACAGGGCTAGACGAACGGACGAACCCTTCACCCAGTCAATGAACCCCTGATCTGCAACGATTTCTTGCATATCAGGATGCTCTTTTGCCAGTTTCTGCTGAACTTGCATCTTTTTGAACTCTTGAGCCGCTTGTTTGGCCTCAAGAACCGCAGGATGCGACTCAACCGTCTTCTGAACCGCCTTTTGTGGATTTTCAAAGAAATCTACTTCAGGCTCTTCCTCTTTAACCGCTTGTTGCTTGCCTCCGAGGTTCTGTTTGATGAGTTCATCAGCAAGTTTGCGAACTTCCCC